TTTGTGATCCTTCACCGGGCAACCACGTTGCCCTGCTGGTGGGCTGCCTTGATCTGTATCTCGGCCAGCCGCGTTCCGATAAACTCCCGCACTGCCGGGTCTTTCGCGTCCGCCAACAGCCCCTTGAGTATCACCTCCCCCTGCCCGTCCAACGCACCCGGCCCGAACGCGCCGATCTCGCGCAGCACCGGCCCCGTCCCGGCGGGCATCTTTTCCACGATTTCCAGGCGCTCGTGCATCCCCTCCACCGCCTGGACCACCTGGGCCACGTCGCCGACCAGCGCTTGCTGGTCAGCGAGCATCTTCTTCAGGCTGCCGTCCAGCCCCACCACCTCACCGGTCAGCTTTTCCAGCCCCTCGACCGTCGTCGGCAGCCCTTCCAGCGACTTGCGCAGCTCCTCCACCTGGTCGGCCCCGGCAAAGATGCCGCCATCCTTCGCCAGCGATAGCCCTGTCTCGGCCAACGCCTCGCGTACCAGCCCCCTGACCATCTCGCGCAGTGCCTCCTCGGCAATCCCTTCAGGCTCCGGGTCCCCCTCGGATTTCGTCTCCCCTTCCGTCTCCTCCCGCTTGACCAGACTAAAGGTCGCAGCCGGATTTGCAGGCCGGTCCACCAGGCTGATCTCATTCAGTAAATACTCGGTGATGCGCCGGATCTGGCCCTCGCCCTCTGCGGCCCTTTCCATCACCGACGCCAACACGCGGCCACCAATAGAAAAGCCCTTATAGACCCCCTCTTTGACCTTTTCCCAGGCGCCGTCATCCACCACCTTGACCCCGACTTTCAGCGACTTTTCGACGTCGTCCAACGTGATCTCCTCGGCAATCCCGGCCGCCTTGGCGCCGTGCATCTCGCGCACGTTGCGCCACTTGGACCAGTCCGCCACCGCCGCTTTGGTGGCCTCATAATCCACCACCTCGCCCGCGCCGTCCGGCGTCTCGTCCGTGGCCACGCCATACACCATCCGCTGCTCATCGTCCACTTTGGCGAATGGCACATAGCGCAGCAACCCACTCTCTCCTACAAGTTCGAACATTCGCGCACCTCCCTTTTACGTTATCCTGGCCTCCACAATCTCTCTGCGGCCTTTTCCACAAACTCTTGCAAAATTCGTACCACTCTTGGCATACTCTGGCGCACCACGTCCACCAACCGATACCAGCGCCCCTTGTGTACCAACGCCTGCTCCTCGCCGATCACCCACTCGGCGTAGGGGATGGCCGTGCCAATCACACCCGTCACCGCCCCCGCGACGCTTTCCACCCGGCTGAGACAACTGCGCGTACCCCCCTGGCGCGCCATCCCGCTCAACGACCGACCTAGCGTCATCGTGCGTCTGTACCGGCTGCCCTCGATTTCTGGCGGGTACTCTGGTATCTCGCCCAGCACGTAGAGCACCGCCTGGCGCATTCCCTGCTTCAGTTCGCGCGGCATCTTGTACCCCAGCAGGGCAAACGCCGCCAGCGTCTCATCCAGTCCCTCTACTTCGGCCGTGATCTCCATTTCTTATCCTGTCTTATCCTGCCGCCTGCGCTATCTGGGCCTCCGCCTCGTCGAGCAGCATCCCCCCGTATGGCCCCTCCGATACCACCCGCTTGTGCATCGCCGCGCAGCCGATGAACACGCCCCACGGCGTCTCGATCCTGGCAACGCACCGCCTCGTCAGCTCATCTCGCGCCGTGTACCAGATCACCGCCCAGGTGCCGTCCGCGAATAGTTTAGGCCGCACATTACAACGGCAGTGCGGGTGTGCGGGCGGCTGGACGGCCGCCGGTGGGATCCCCTCCGCCTGCCACGCTCTCAGGTTACCCTCCACGAACGCCCGTGTCGCCTCCGTCGCCGCGATCATCTCCGCCCGCTTGCGATTATCAAATATCACGTTGACCCGTTCCACCAGCTCAGGGAACGTCTCGCCCGCCTCGACCCAGGCCCGCATCGCGCGCTGCATCCGCCCCTGGGTCGTCGCCGTGATCCCGCCCACCAGTTCGTAGCCGTACTCTTCCGCCCAGGCCGCCGCATCCAGGTTGACCAGGTCCCACACCACGGACACTGCCTCCTGTTTCTGCAATTTGGAGGTATCACCGGCCACCGCCTCAACCCCCGCGCGCGCTACCTCCAACAGCCACGGCGCGAGTACCCGCTCCTGAGTACGCGCGTACTCGCTCCAAAATTCAATTGGTAATGTCCGGCCCTCGCTCTGGCGCAACAGCTTTACCGCGCGCTGGGCCTCTGTCTGCCAGATCTCCAACAACTGCTGTACCAGAGCGCGCTCGAGCGCGCGGGTGGGAATCTCGTCACGGGTATTCGCCTGCTTCACGAAAGGGGGCGCCAACAGGCGCCATCACCTCCCTATCGCCCACCTGATCCAGCGGGATCGGCCCGCCAGGCGTCTCAATCGTCACTGGCGCGCCCAACGCCGCCATCCCCAAGCGCTGGCGCACCGTGTCCACGCCATACACGCCGCGCCGCAGATAGATCTCGTCCACCTGCGCCTGGCGCAGCTCATCCTTTTTCGGATCCAGCCCCACCCAGATGAATTTGAGAAACGGTTTATTGTGCCACCGCGCAATGAGGCGCGTCAACAAGCTCTGCACAAACTGTGTGATCGGCCCTAGTCCGGTGCGGTACTGGATGTTCTCCTGCGCTTCGCCGAACCCCTTCCCACCGAGGCCCAGGCCCGCACCGCCCGTTAGCCCAAATTCGCCTGGCGAGTTGCCAAAGGCCCAGCAGGCTACCCGCATCAGCCATTCGTCGAGAGTGACTTTGTCCACGTCGCCCGGCCGGAACTCGTATACCGGGACATTGCCCCGACTACCCTCCAGTGGTACAAAGTGCATCTTGCGCTGCTGAGATACATTGCCAGCTACGACTCCGTCCCAATACTCCTGCCACGTATCTACCTGCGACTGCGTCCAGGAGGAGGGTGCGCCAACAAGCGCCTCCGGCACGTTACCCTCCGTAAAGCGCGCCACGCTACTGACATCGCGCCGCATCGCCAGATTGACCGCCAACAATACAAACTCGGTCGGCGAGATACCATAAGGACTGTATACGGTAGTGTTGAACGGCGCGTACACCAGCCGGTCACGCTCGAAATAGGAGAAAGGCACGCCGTGGATATATTGGATGTAGGCCGGGCCGCGCAGTGGCACCCGGCCGCGCAAGTCAAGCAGGGGGCGGATGGTCGTCCCGTCCACCAGCTCAAACGCCTGCACAGCACCGCCCCGCCCCACCTCGGGCCACACCGTCACCGCGTCTACCACCAGCAGCTCCTCCAACAGTTGGTTGATCCATTGGTCAAAATCCAGATAACCATCCGGGCAGGTGAACGCGCGCCGCACCGCCTCAATATCGCCCGCGTAGGATTCCTTATCCGGGTCATCCTCGCGCAGCGGCACAATGTCCCAATCCAGGGCGCGCACTTCGCGCTTGAGCATCTCAATGTTCAAGCGCACTTCTTTGCATCCCATCGCCAGTGTACGCAGCGTGGAGAACGATGTCATCCCAAAGCCTGCCCGGGGCCGCATCATCAAATTGACCCCCGGCCGGTACTGGAACACGCGCGGCGCGCTCTCTGGCCGCAGCGGCATCACCGGCTGGCCCGGCCCAAACAAGCCCGGCCCACCTTGCGCCGCCTGCAACGGCCCCGGCAACGGCGCTGGTCGCGCCCAGGGGGCTGCGGCCGTCGTCGTCGTCAAATCTGTCGCCACTCCGCCATTTTCACGCGCCACTGTTTGCCTCCGCGTCCATCAATTGCTGTCGCGCCCAATCCGTCCACCCGCTGCCGCCCAGCATCTGCACCGCGCCGCTCACGGCGTCTACCTGGTCGTCGTACTGACCGCGCGGGAACGCCAGACATTCGGCCATAAACTCGTCATTCCACGGTCCGCGCACCATGTAAACAAGCCCGTCCTCAATGCGACTGGCCCACACATTCGCCCGCACCGTCTTGCTGCCCACATCGCGTGGGTTGATCGGCAGGAGCGTGCGCAATTGCAGGCGCGCGTCGCGCTGTAGCTCCTGGTAATAGCCGCCCTGCTGACCGGCGACCTCGATCCCCTGCGTCACCGAGGCGTCATCCTCTAGCATCACATCGATCATTGGAGCACGCGCGTCGGCCCACGGCCCGCGACGTTTGCTTACGTCCAGGATGTAGATGCGCCCATCTGGCGCGCGGCCCACCTTGCCGCTGGCGATAAAGTCAGCTGTTTCCCTGCCGCTCACCGCCAGGTCCCAATAGCGCGCGATCCGCAGGTCGTCCGGCAGCGCCGAGAGTGAGATGATCTGTATCTTGTGCGCCTTGATCAGCGCGCCCTCGCGCTGGCGCGGGCGTTGCTGGTACAGCGCGTCGAACTCGTACCCACCGGCCACGGCCTTGATCCGCTCCAGCGCCTCGACCGAGTATTTCTGCGGCCACAATGCCTGGCCCGGCTCGCGGCCCAGGGCATCGACGGAACGGAACCAGCCCTGCTTCAGCGCCTTGGCCGCATCCTCGACCTCGACCTCAGCGGCCCACTCTTCCGCCAGGGCAGGCAGACACAGGATCGTCCACCGGTCGGCTCCGTCCTCTTCCAACATCCGGCGAATCAGCCGCCCGGCCAGGTCGTCCTCGTGCCAGCGCTGGTGCATCAGCACTATCGCTGCGTCCTTTTCCAGGCGCGAGTAGAGCACTGACCGGTACCAGGCGTCTATGTCGTCTCGCACACGTTTCGATTCGGCATCCTTGCGACTGCGGAACGGGTCGTCGATGATGGCCAGATGCGCGCCGCGGCCGATTAGGCCACCGCCCACGCCAGCCGCCACCAGGCCGCCCTGGTGATCCGCGATACTCCACGATTCCACACTGCGGCTATCATCCGCAATGCGCACCACGTCGGCATTGGGATCGCTGGCGAGCTCGCCAAAGACATTCTGGTACGGGTTGGACAGAATCACGTTACGAGCCTGGCGTGAAAACGACATCGCCAGCGCGTCGGTGCACGAGGCGATGATCACGCGCCGGTCCGGGTTGCGGCCCAGGAACCAGGCCGGAAACAGCACCGAGACGTTGAGGCTCTTGCCGTGCCGGGGCGGTAAGAAAATCATCAACCGCCCGATCCCCTCTTGGCCGCCAGTGGCCACGTATTGCTCAATCTGTTGCAGGTGCTGGGCCAGCAAGGTGTGATGGGGCGCATCTGTCCAGCCCGGCCACACGTAGCGCCGGAACTCGTCGTAATGCGAGCGCGACAGATCCAAGGATAGCAGATCCATCTCTAGCCGCTCGATGTCAGTCAACCCCATCGCTCGCCCTCCGTTGGCTGCGGCGTCGCAGGTCGGCCAGCTGGGCGCGCTTGTCGCTCTCGCCCAATTGATCCAGATCATCCGGCAGGGTCGATCCCAGGCGTAGCGTCTGTTTGTAGTCACCCAGCATCTCGAATGCCATCTTGCGGTCGGCGTGGTTGCGGGGATTGCCGCTCGTGGCCGATTCGACCAGGGCGGCAAAGATGTCCAGCCGCGCCCCGGCCAACATCGACTTGGCCATATCCTTGATGAATCCCAGGAACTCGTCATCCTGTTTCCACTCGCG